GACACCATTTACGGCTACGACTAGTCTTGGAACAGTAACAGTGAGCACATCATGAGTTTTACATTAACAACATTAACTGCATCTATACAAGAATGGACAGAAAATGATGAGTCCACATTTGTAGCTGAAATACCTTTTTTTATAAAAAACGCAGAAGAGAGAATATTCAAGCTTGTTGATTTAGATTATTTTAGAAAAAATGTTACTGGGACTATGACTAGTAGTAATAAATTTTTAGAAAAACCATCTGACTACTTGGCGACATATTCTTTGTCTTATATAAAAGATAGTGCAAACGTATTTTTATTACAAAAAGATGTAAACTTTATACAAGAATACACTGCCAATCCAGCAACCACTGGTTCTCCTATATATTACGCTTCTTTTGATGTAGACACTTTTATTATAGCTCCCACTCCAGATTCTAGTTATAGTGTAGAATTGCACTATTTTTATAGACCTGCGTCATTAACCACAGATGATTCGGGAACAACATGGATAAGCACAAATGCTCCAGACGCTCTTTTATATGCTTCTCTTGTAGAGGCTTACACCTTTATGAAAGGTGAAAATGATTTAATACAATTATATAATCAAAGATTTGGTGAGGCTATACAAAGATTAAAAGGCTATGCAGAAGCACAAGAGAATATTGATTCTTATAGAAGAGGCTTACCTTCTAAATAATTTGACTTTTTCAATATAAAATTTATAGTGTTTTTTATGAAAAATAAAAGTGTTGCTATTGTTGCTTTAGGTAATAGCTTTTCAGAATATATATTAGCAAGAATAAGAAGCGAAAAATTCGATGAAGTTTGGACAATAAACTCTATGTCCAATGTAATTTATCATGACAAGTGTTTCATGATGGATCCTCCTTCAAGATTTTTAGACACACCAAATGCAGGTAAACAAACAAGCATTATGCAAGATAGATTGAAAGAAAAAAAAGGTATTCCTATTTTTTCTTGTTGTTTGGACGAAAGATGTCCAGATGTTGTAGAATATCCTTTGCAAGAGGTAATACAAAAAACTGGGTACGCTTATTTTAACAACACAGTTTCTTATTCTTTAGGTTACGCTGTTTCACAAAATGTATCTGATTTACATTTATATGGAATAGATTTTACACACAAGGATGTGGCTTTTGCAGAGGCAGGTAGAGCGTGTTGCGAGTTTTGGTTGGCAATAGCGATTTCTAAAAAAATTAAAGTGCATATAGCGAATAGTTCATCTTTACTTGATATGAATGTGCCAGATGATCAAAAACTTTATGGATATCATAGACTAGATGATCCACTCGTTACCACAGCAACACAAGGCAGTATGTTAATAACAAGAAAATCAAAACTAGAACCACCAGAACCATTGGATTCAAAATCTAATTTAATTGGTAGAGAAGATATACCTGGTATTAGTTATGAGGAGGAAAAAAATGTTTAATATTAATTTTTCAGAGGTAGGAAGTGTGAATGTTAAAACCTCACATCAAGGAGGCTTAACAAATGAACAGATAGCGGATCTTGCAGTGGATAAAATAGCTAGTATATCCGATCAAGCACCACCTCATGTAAGACAGCAAGCAAAGCTATTTAAAGAACAACTGAAAGTTATCTTGTATCATTATCTCATCTTGGCAAGAAGAGAAGAGCGTGGTACTATCATTCAAGCTTTAAGATCAAGTGGTCAAAAGGAAATGGCTGAATATATAAGGAGACTATAATATGGCTATAGCACAAGCGATGTGCAACTCTTTTAAAAAAGAATTAATGGAAGGTGTACATAATTTTAAAAACTCAGGGGGTAATACTTTTAGATTAGCACTTTATGCAGAAGGTGGTGGTGGTAAGTCAAGTACAACTGCTACTTTAGGTTTTGGTACAACTGCTTATACCACAACTGGAGAGATTCTAAACAGTGGTAGCTATGCTGCTGGAGGTGGAGAGCTAACAAGAGTTGATCCATCCGTTGCTAGTTCTACTTCTACTGCAACTGCTTTTACAGATTTTGCTGACATAAGTTTTACAACAGCAACAATTACGGCTATGGGTGCATTAATATATAATGACTCAAGTAGTGGTAATAGTGCAGTATGTGTTTTAGATTTTACATCTAATAAAACATCAACATCTGGAACTTTTACAGTTCAGTTCCCAACTGCTGATGCAAGTAATGCGATTATAAGGATTGCCTAAATGTCTTCCCTACAAGGTTGGGGTAGAGGCACTTGGGGTCAAGGTGCATGGAACGAACCTGTTAATGTAGAGCCTACTGGTGTTGTTGGTACAACTGCTTTAGGAACTCCTGATGGTATTCCTGGTGTTAACGTATCAGTAACTGGTTTATCTGCAACCACTGCTATAAGTCAAACAGGTGCAAGCACAGTTACTTTTACTGTTACTGTTGTTTCTGGTAACCCTTCAAATCATCCATATTATAATCAAGGATCAACAAACAAGTATGCCATCGGTGGATCAACTGCCACTTCTGATGTTACTTTAACTATGTATGAAGGTAACACATACAGATTTGATCAAAGTGATAGCAGTAATGATGGACATCCAATAAATCTTTATGAAGATAGTGGTAAAAATACAAGATACACAAGTGGTGTAACTTATAATATTGATGGCTCATCTGTATCTCAATCATCTTATGTTGACACCTCTACTTTTAATGCAGGCTCAACTAGATACGTAGAAATAACTGTTCCAGACGGAGCACCTACACTTCATTATCAATGTTATAATCATGCCCTTATGGGTTATCAAGCAAACACTCTTGGTATTCCTAATATTGCTACAACAACTGGAGCACCAGCCACTGGATTTGTTGCAACAACTGCTTTAGGAAATGAAACTGTTATAGGAAGTGTGGATATAGCAGTCACATTAGCTGGAGCACAAAGCTCACTATCTACTGTTGTCACAATACCACAATGTGTGGTATCTTTAACGGGAGTTAGTGCTACTAGTGGCACTGGAGAAGAATTAATATATAGTTTAATAGTTCCAAATCAAACAGCTAACTGGCAAGAGGTCGCATAATGGCAAGTACATTTGTAAATAATTTAAGACTCGAAGAAATGAATACTGGCGAACAGTCAGGAACTTGGGGTACTAAAACTAACACAAACTTAGAACTTATAGGTGAAGCATTAGGTTTCGGCACAGAAGCAATAACGACTAACGCTGATACACATGACACCACAGTGGCAGATGCTACTAGTGATGCTGGTAGAGCTATGTTTATCAAATACACTGGAACACTGGATTCTGCTTGTACCATAACAATCAGTCCAAACACCATGAAAAGAGTTCATATAATTGAAAATGGAACTAGTGGATCACAAAATATTATTATATCTCAAGGATCTGGTGCAAATGTAACAATAACACCAGGCACTGCAAAAGTTTTATATCTAGATGGAGCAGGTTCTGGAGCCGCCGTCATTGATGCTTTTGCACATTTATCTGTTGGTGATTTAACTGTAGATGATGATTTGATTGTATCTGATGATCTTACTTTAAAATCAGATAGTGCAGTGCTAGGTTTTGGAGCAGATACGGACACTACATTAACACACACAGATGGCACTGGACTTACACTTAATGGCACAAACAAACTTACATTTGGTGATGTAGCTAGTTTTATTCAACAATCAGCTGATGGCACACTAACAATAGATGGTGAAGCAATAATAGACTTAAATGCCAGTACAAGAGTTGATGTATCTGGCGATTTAAAAGTTGGCGATGATTTAACTTTAGGGTCTGATGATGCAGTGCTAGGATTTGGAGCAGACACTGATACAACCTTGACACATACAGATGGTAGTGGGTTAACTCTTAACTCAACTAACAAGTTAATGTTTAGAGATAGTGCTCTGTCCGTGAGTTCAAGCTCTGATGGTAAGCTAGATATTGACGCAGACACGGAGTGTGAAATCACCGCACCAACAATAGATCTAACTGCATCAACTAAGGTTACAGTGAGCAACGATGTTGAGGTTACTGGTAGATCCGTAGGTGTAACAGTTACGGCAGAAAACGATGGTAGTTTTGATTTAGCAGTTGGTAATGATTTTACTTGCACCACCACTGGTAATACCGAAATAACATTTAGTAATGCTGCTGCTGGACAATCTGGTAACATTAAGTTTGTAAATGGTGGTAATCATACAATAACTGCAAATGCACTTGTTGCAATAAACGCAGATGTATTGACTACGATATCTGCAAGTGGAACATATCATTTAGCATATTTTGTAACTGCCGCTAGTGGAAATGACACGATATTAGTTTCAGCATCGGCAATATTAACATAGGTTAAAATATGAGTATTATAAAGGCAAATGGTGCAGGAGATCAAAGCACTGGATTTTATAAAGGTGTAGCCACTCAATCAGTCAGATTTAATGGTGCGGATGAACACACCACTTTGAAACGTACAATAGGAAGTAGTGGTGGTAGCAGAAGAAAAGCTGTTTATAGTTGGTGGATGAAAGGTGATCTTGATACAGGAAGTCCATATTTTTGGTCTAAAGGTACAGGTGGTGGTGTAGCTGATATATTATCATTTCAACTTGGAAATGATAAAATTATGATATTAGAGTATGTTGGAGACAGTAATACAATGAATTTAACCACTAATAGATTATTTAGAGATCCTAGTGCTTGGTATCACATTGTTCTTGCTTTTGATTCTACTCAAGCGACTGCATCTAATAGACTTTTATTGTATGTAAATGGTATTCAAGAAACATCGTTTGCAACTGCTAGTTATGTAAGTCAAAATCACGATCATATATTTGGTTGGTATCAAACTGGTAATGCAGGGTCAACGATTGAAAGAATTGGTGCTTACGAAGGTACATATTACAGTGGTGATACAGATGGTGATCCTGGTTCAAGATTTAATGGTTATATGTCTGAATGGAATCATATAGATGGATTATCATTTTTTTCTGATACAAGTGGAACAGCAAACACCTCTTTTAACATAAACTCTTTTGGTGAATTTAAAAATGGAGTATGGATACCTATAAAATATACTGGTTCTTATGGTAATGAAGGTTGGAGACTAGAATTTAAAGAAACTGGAGTTGGCACTGCATCATCATCAACAATAGGTGCTGACACTAGTGGTAATACTAATCATTGGACATCAACTGGTTTAGCTACAAATGATTGTAATTTACCAGATAGTCCTGAAAATAATTGGTGTACTTTAAATTCTGAAGCTAGGAGAGAAGGTGCAAATGCTGATATGACATTCAGACAGGGTAACCTAAAAGCAACAACTTCATCTGCAAGTTATCAAACACACGCATTTGGCTCTCATGCAATTAATCAAATAGCATCACAAGGTGGTGTGTATTTTGAATTTAGATTTAATACTATTGATACATCAAGATGTTATGTAGGTCTGATTGGGGATAATGGTGTAGATAACAATCCCGCTGCCGCAGGAGTTGCAAGTTATCAATATCCAAGAAAATGTATGCTGCAAACTGCACTTTATCTTGTGCATACCACTAATACTGTTGGTGCATCAGATGACCTAAGAACTGGAAATACTGTTTTTGGTGTAAATGACGTATGTGGCATGGTTATTTTATCTGATGGTAAAGTGTTCTTTCATAGAGAAGGAACATACTTAAAAGACACAAGTGGTAATGTTGGCAACCCTTCTACTGGTGCAAACCCTTTGGTAACAATAGATTTGACAGAAGGTGATTGGTTGCCTTATTTTGGTTATGCTGGATCAGCAGTGACATTTAATTTTGGTCAAGATCCAACATTTGCTGGTGATGAAACTGCACCTGGAACAGACAAAACAGATGCAAATGGCATAGGTAGATTTTTGTTTGATGTTCCCACAAACTGTCTTGCACTATGCTCAAGCAACATGGCTGAACCAGCTATAGGTCCTAATTCTGCTACAAAAGCTCACGATTTGTTTGATTATTTAAAATACACTGGAAACAACACAGACAACACAGATATAGGTGATGGAAGTCAAAGTGAGGAGAGTTCTATTATAACTAGCACTGCGACAAGTAATACTAAAGGTACTAGTATAAGTTTTAAACCTGATTTAATTTGGACATTTGCTAACAGCAATGCAACACATAATTTGGCTACAGATTCATCTAGAGGTATTTATAAAGATGTATTTTTATCTACAGGTAGTGGTGAAAGTAACGACACAAATGGAATTAAAGCATATAATTCTAATGGATTCAGATTAGGCACATCAACTAATCATAACGTAAATTCAAGAGTTTATTATACATTTAATTGGAAAGCAAATGGTGGAACTGCAACTCTTACAAACGATGCAAGTGCAACTGGTGTGGGTTCAATAGATAGTGTTTGTCAAGCAAACACAACGGCTGGGTTTAGTATTGTAACTTATACTGGTGATAGTAGCGGAAATGATGGAACTAATTCAACTGTAGCACATGGTTTAGGTTCTGCTCCACAATGGATTTTTACCATTCCTCTAAATGTAAATGATGGTGCAGTTTTTCACCATGAAAATACCACTGCTCCAGAAACAGAAAGACTTATTTTGGCATCAACGTCAGGAACTTCAGCTACTAGTGATGATAGTACTTTTTTTAATGATACTGCACCTACATCAACAGTGTTTTCTATAGGATCAAGAAGACATGTTAATTCAGATGGTGGCATGGTTGCTTATTGTTGGACAGAAGTAGAGGGTTTTTCAAAGTTTGGTAGCTATATTGGTAATGCAAATACAGATGGCCCGTTTGTCTATTGTGGATTTAGACCTTTATTTGTTATGACAAAATGTACTGGTAACAGTAGTGCATGGCACATTTACAGTCCAGTTCTAGATCCAAACCCCACAGGATTTTTAAGAGCAAATGAAACTACAGCTTATCAAGATTATAACTATTGTGATTTTTTAAGTAATGGATTTAAAATAAGAGATAATGGAACAGAGGCTAATAGATCTACCAATAATTTTGTATTTATGGCTTTTGCTGATACACCCTTTAAATATGCCAATGCTAGATAGGAGATAAACATGGTCTGGAAACATAATGGTAAAGTTATATCAGTTGGAAAATCATGGGTAAGTGACACTAATACTAAATACCCTAAACAATGGATTAACCTTACAGACGCAGAGAAAAAGTCTGCTGGATTAGTTTGGGAAGATGATCCTGTAGTTGAAACTTTTGATAATAGATTTTATTCAGCAAAAGATGTAGAACTTAAATTAGCAGATGAAAATGCAGTTGATGATAATGGAAAAGCAATTATAGATTTAAGAACAGGTAAACAAATGGTTGCACTTGGTCTTAAGTCTATTTGGATAAATAAAACAAAAGAAGAAACCAATAATTTATTAAAAAAATCTGATTGGGAAGTAACTCGCAAAGCAGAAAAAGGGACTGCAATAGCTAGTGCTACAAGCACATACAGAGACAAAGTTAGAACTGCTTGTAATACAATAGAAACAAAGATTAATAATTGTGGTAACTTAACTGAATTTAAAGCACTCTTTGAAGCACCAGTAGACAGTGATGGCAACCCAACGGGTAATGCACCTATATATGATTTTCCAGATGAGGCTTAATAATGCCTATAACATCTTTAAAGTTCAAACCTGGAATAAATAAAGAGACAACATCATATTCAAATAAAGGTGGATGGAATGATTGTGATCTTGTTCGTTTTCGTTTCGGATATCCAGAAAAATTAGGTGGTTGGGAAAAATACTCACCAAACACTTTTCTTGGATCATCAAGATCTTTGCACACATGGGCGAACTTACAAGGCAATAGCTATTTAGGTATCGGAACAGAAATAAAATTCTACATAGAAGAGTCACAAGGTTTAAATGACATTACTCCTTTAAGAAGAAAGGTTGTTAGTGGTCAAGTTGTTTTTGATTTAGATGGTCAAACAGTTGGTGCAGACGTAACAGGTGTAGTGGGAACCACAGCAGTTGGAAGTGAAACAGTAAACGCAGTTTCTAATGCACAATTTACTCCAGTTGTGGTAGATGGTGTGACTTCTACTAGTGAGATAGGAACATCTGATCAACAAGTAACCACACCAGCAGGCGTAACTTCAGTGGGCACTGTAACTGTAACCACAACTGTTATACCAACTAATACAACAGTTACAGATTTTGTAGATGAGGGATAATGGCTATAACTTTTACAACTTCGACTTCCTCTGCACAAGCCACAGTCAATGACTCTGGTCACGGAGCTATAGCTGGAAGTTTTGTTACATTTAGTAACGCTAACACAGGTAATCTTGGTTTAAATTCAAAACTTAATAATGAATTTTCTATAACGTCTATAACTAATGCTAATAGTTATGTTATTACTCTTAGTGCTAATGCTGATACTGCTTTGTCTAGTGCTGGTTCGGCTGACGCAGAGTATCAAATTAACGTAGGTATCAATACAGTTGTGCCTGGAGATGGATGGGGTGCGGGTACTTGGGGTGCAGATGGATGGGGTTCTGCTTCAGGTGAAACTGCTGGTGGTGGCACTCTACGTTTATGGTCACAAGATAATTTTGGTGAAGATTTAATATTCAATCAAAGAGATGGGTTTATATTTTACTGGGACAAAACTTTAGGGACTAGCTCACGAGCACAAAATTTACTTGAGTTATCAGATGCTGCACCCAGAAAATCTAGAAAAATAATCGTATCAGAGAGAGACCGTCATGTGATATGTTTTGGAGCAGCTCCTCTAGGTTCTAATACGCAAGACAGGCTACTTGTCAGATTTAGTCATCAAGAAAATCCTTTCTTTTGGACACCAACGGCAACTAACACGGCAGGTGATTTAAGAGTTGGATCTGGTTCCGAAATAGTTACTGCCGTCAAAACAAGAAGAGAAATAATTATACTTACAGATACTTCTGTTCACAGTATGCAGTTCATAGGTCCACCTTTTACTTTCGGTATAAATCAACTTGCGAGTGCTATAACAGTTCGTGGGTTTAACACTGCGGTGGCTGTTGGTGATGCAGTTTATTGGATGGGTTATGATAGATTTTATATTTACGATGGTCGTGTTCAAGTAATTCCTTGTTCTGTAAGAGATCATGTGTTTAGAGATTTTAATGAAAATCAGTCAGATAAAGTTTATGCAGGTGTAAACTCAGCTTTTGGTGAGGTGTTTTGGTTTTATCCATCTGCAACCAACTCTGGTGCAAATGGTGGCACAGATGAAAATGATAGATATGTTGTTTATAACTACGATCAACAAATATGGTATGTTGGTAACCTTGCAAGAACATCATGGGTAGATAGAGGTGTTTATCAATATCCAATGGCAACAGACTCTAATCTTGTATACAACCATGAAAAAGGTAACGATAACGATGGTACTTCTATGTTATCTTTTATTGAGTCAAGTCCATTAGATATACAAGATGGAGATCAGTTTGTATTTTTAAGACGAATGATACCAGATATAAGTTTTGATAACAGTGATGTTGACGCTAGTGATGGTCAAAAGGGTGTGTTTATGCAATTAAAAGCACAAAGAAGTCCTGCTGGTGGGTTTGTTAAAACATCAACACAAACTGTGCTTTCTGACACAGAGTTAAATCATTTAAGATTGCGTGGCAGATCATTTGGTCTTAGAATACAAAGTACAACTCCGAAAGTTCATTGGAGGCTTGGCACACCGAGAGTTGACATAAGAGCGGATGGTGACAGATGAGTAGACAACTTGTACCACCAAATTTTTCATTACCACCAAATGAATATGATGTTCAGTATTTTAATGAAATGGTAAGGAGTTTAAGTCAACTTGTGACACAACTACAAAACCCTGGTGAACTTAGAGGAACTAAGATTACTTTGACTGATTTACCTACAAGTGATACTGATTTAGAAGTAGGTGCTTTATTTAACGACAACGGGACAGTCAAAGTTAAAACATAGACGATTGAAAAAACAACAATTAATTGGTATTATAAATTATGGGCATATTTAAAAACATAACCAACTTTTTAAAAGACGCTGCACCAGTAATCGGTAGCACGATTGGTTTTGCTTTAGGTGGGCCAGCAGGTGCTGCAATAGGATCTGGTATCGGATCATTAGCTAGTGGTAGAGATGCCAAAGAAGCATTATTAAACGCAGGAATGGCATATGGCGTTGGCACATTTGCAAAAGGTGCAGGATTTGGAAAAGGAACTGGTGAGGGCATAGAAAGATTGTTGCCAAGTAAAGATGGCGTGTCCGCTTTTGGTTTAGGCACACCTTCTAATACTATGTTTGCTAATGATGCAGCAGCAAGTGTTGTGCCCACAGGTGTCAAGTCCGTCAAAGATACTGGAATAATTAGTAAACTTATGCCAGAAAGCACTTTAGGAAAAATAGCACTTGGAGGCGGAATTGGTGCACTTGCTTTAGGTGGATTAGGAGGAGAAGAAGAACAGGTGAAATCTAATCTTATGGATCCTTATCCAGTGGGTAAAACAAGATTAGGGTATGGACGAATCGGAGATAACCTGTATAATTTAGATGACGAAGAAGATAGAAAAAGATATTTTGAAGACAATAAAAACAGACAGTCTGGTTTAAACACGATGCTTGCGGCAAGTGGTGGTGAAGTAGAGGGTCCCGGTACAGGGACCAGTGATTCAGTTCCTGCTAGATTATCAGATGGTGAGTTTGTATTGACTGCCAAAGCCGTGAGAGGTGCAGGTGGTGGAGACAGAAATGTTGGTGCAGCAAGAATGTATGACATGATGTCACAATTAGAAAGAGTAGCATAATGGCACAAACAGTAGATACAACACAAACCGTTAGATTAGCACCTTTTCAAGAACAATTTTTATCTGATATTTTTGCAAGTGCAAAGGCATTGACAGGCGAAGGTTCACAAATGCCATTCGCTGCTCAACAGTTAGCAGGTCTTTCTCCTGCTCAACAGCAAGCGATAGCAAGTGCAATGGGTGGTGTTGGATCTTTCCAACCTTTTTTACAGAGAGGTGCTGAAGCGTTAGGTCAGGGTATAGGTGCTGTGGGTGCTGGACTTGGAACAATAGGATCAGCTGTAGGTCAGGCAGGTCAGGCAACATACGATCCAACATCATATCAACAATTTATGGATCCATTTACAGAAGATGTTATTGCAAGAACACAAGCCGATATAGCAGATCAAGGATTTAAACAGCAAGATCAATTAGCAGCAAGAGCCGCAGGTGCAGGTGCTTTTGGAGGATCAAGACAAGGCATAGCTCAAGGTGAGATTGCAGCTAATGTATTAGATCAACAAGCAAGAACTGGTGCACAATTAAGATCACAAGGTTTTGCTCAAGCTCAAAGTGCCGCACAGCAAGCAGCACAACAACAATTAAGACAAGCACAACTAACTGGTCAGTTAGGTCAAACAACTGGTGCACTTGGTGCACAGATCGGGCAAATGGGAACACAAACTGCTGGTCTTGGACAATTAGGACAACAAATGGGTGTGCAAGATATAAATACATTATTAGGTATTGGTGGTTTACAACAAGGTCAAACTCAAAAAGCACTTGATATAGCAAGATCTAATATGCTTGCAGAGCAATCATTGCCTTATCAACAAATTGGTTTTATGTCTGATATATTTAGAGGTGTTCCAGCATTACAACAAACTTTTTCTTCACAGCAATCATCACCTCCTAGTACATCATCTCAGATACTAGGTCTTGCACAAGCAGGTATTGGTGCTTATGGTTTGATGAATCAAGGCAAAGGTTTTCCAGGATTTGGTTAAGAGGTAGATAATGAATAATCCACTACAAAGAAGAATGTTCGCACAACAAGCTATGAATAATAGCAGACAACCTATGGGTATTCTTGCATCATCGCCAGAGTTGATGGGTGCAGTGCAACAAAGATTTTCTAATGGTGGTTTTTTTGATCGCATGTTTCCAAGATATGCAACTTCCCCTGTTGCAAAAGGTTTAGAATTTATAGCAGGAGAAAAATTTAAAAAAGGTGGCGAAGGTGAGACACTAGCGAATATTGCTCAACAATCATTACAATCACAGATATCTCCAGTTATACCTGGTGTGGATCAAACAGCTGTTAATCCTAATCTATTTGAGATAAACAGAAGACTAGTTTCAAATACAAAAGGAACAGACAAAGGAACAGACAAAGGTATTGACGGAGAAGTTACCACAAGTGGAGATATTGAAGAGCAATTAAAAAAATCAGATGAAGACAAAGGGGTGATTGATCTTGAATCAACTCCTCCTAATCTTGATTCAATAGATGTTATAATAAATGAACAAAATGAAAAAGGTAATAATCTAAAGAAGAAAGATAAGGTAGCAGACGAGTCGAAAGAAAAACCTGATCCATTGTTAAAAGGAACAGAGTTCAAAGAATTAAAAGATGCCAAAGCTAAATTACAAGAGATTCAAAGCAACATAAACAAGCCGAATCCAGGAGCACCGATTGTTTCAGAATTCAAAGGCGTATTAGATCAAATTCAAACAGAATTAAACAAAAAACAAGAAGAATTAACAGTTGATGAAGTAGATAAATTAGCTAGAAGATATGCTGGTTTAGAGGATAATGCTAATTATGATGATGATAAGCATACTGCTTTTTGGATGTCTTTAATTAAAGGTGGATTAGCGATAGCTGGAGGAGAAAGTTCTAATGCTTTAACAAATATAGCAAAAGGACTAACGATAGGTGTGGATGCCTATGGAAAAGATCTAGCAAGAATTAATGCACAGGAAAGACAAGACAGAAAAGATCTAGCACAAGCAAGATATAAAGTTGTAGAAGATGCCAAAGACGATTTCTTAGCTCTTAGAACAGCTAAAGTTCAGTATCTACAAAACAAAGCACAACTGTTACAAAGTAGCGAGCAGTTCAAAGAAAGTTTAGAGTTTAAGAAAACTGAAGCTGCAAACAACAGAGCCTTTCAAGCCGCAACTTTCGAAGTTAATCTATTTAAAACTATAAAAGATATTGAAATAGCTGGAGAAACTTTAGAGCTTAAGAAAGAAACACTAGCACAAGATAAAGAACTTAGAGAAAAAACACTAGATATCACAATAAAACAAATTGAATCCAGAGAAAATCTAGGCGTTCTAGGCGAAGATGCTAAGAGAATACTTGCAATGGGTGAAGAGTATGCAACATTCAAAGATGGTAAATTTAAAATTAGCGATGATGGAAGAGAGCTACTTGAAACATATTTGATGTCTAAAACCACAGGTAAAATTACAGATCTAATGCAACAAGTTAAAGATGCAAAAGAAAATTTTATAGTATCTGGTGTAAAATTTAAAGATGCTAAAACAGCTAAATCAGCAGCTTTTGCATTCTATAAAGGCGGATATGCAGATGCTGTAGGTAAAGCAAAAGATGATATACAAACAGGAAAATCAGCAACAGACATAATCAACGACATAAAAAAACAATTTGCAAAAGATTATGGTGGCACTTTCGGTGATCAGACTCCTGCTAACGATGGATTTTC